GCTCAAGTTGAATCATGGATTGACCATGCTGATAACTCCGACAGGGTTCACTGTAAGGTCATCACCAACGGTGCTGTCACGGGACGAATGACGCATAGCAAACCTAACCTAGCACAAGTACCTCGTGTTGGTAATCCGTTTGGTAAAGAGTGTCGTGAGTGTTGGACGGTAGAGGATGGTAATGTACTTGTAGGTATAGATGCTAGTGGTCTTGAGTTGCGTATGCTTGCACACTACATGCGTGACGAGGAGTACACCAACGAGATACTGAGTGGTGACATACACACAGCTAACATGAATGCTGCCGGGTTAACTAACAGAGATCAGGCTAAGACTTTTATCTATGCGTTTCTCTACGGTGCTGGTCCAGCTAAGATAGGTCAGATTGTAGGTGGTGGTGAGAGAGAAGGTAGAAAGTTAATCGACAGCTTTTTAGATAACACACCAGCCTTGCATAAACTAAAAGAGAAAGTCAACAGACTAGCTCAGAAAAACTGGTTACCTGGTTTGGACGGTAGGCGGCTAATCATTAGATCGCAACATGCCGCACTCAACACATTGTTGCAAGGAGCAGGTGCAATAGTTATGAAAAAAGCATTAGTATTGTTGCACGAGAAGATAAACTCTGATATAATATTAGGTTCCTTTGTTGCAAATGTTCATGACGAATGGCAAATTGAAACATCAAAAGAATTTGCTGAATCTGTAGGTCAATTAGGCGTTCAGGCAATTCAGCAAGCAGGACTCGCATTAGGGCTACGTTGTCCACTCGACGGCGAGTATAAAATTGGAACTAATTGGGCAACTACACATTAAGGAGAAGTAGAGTATGGCAAATTTAGATTTAAGTCCTTTCAAAGTAAAAGCTGATATCATGTGGGCATTTTTAGACACACCTAATCAAATGTCTGAGCGATACCAGGTTGATCTTTGTAACCTCTCACCGGAAGCAATAGAGAGAATTGAATCTGCAGGTATTGATGTCAAGAAGAAGGATGAAAAAGGTTTCTTCATTGTAGCGAAATCTAAGAACTATCCTATCAAGACTGAGATGTCTGACGGTTCAACTATTAATGCTAAGGTAGGTAATGGCTCTAAGGGCGTTGCTTGGATTAAGCCATATAAGTATACGTTCAGAGGTAAGGACGGTGTCTCAGCCGGTATCAACAAGTTAGTTATTACTGATTTGATTGAATACAACGGTGTTAGTTCAGATGAGCTAGAAGAAGCAGAGACACTGTAACTTGTCAAAGTCAATGAATAAGGCAAAAGCCCTCATTGACGGAGACATTCTTGTTTATAGAATAGGCTTCTCTGTTAATGACCCGGAAGATGAAAAGTTCGCCATTGCACGTATGGGAAACTTTGTCGAGAAACTTTTAAATGTTGATGACATTGATTCCTACACTGGGTTCATTACAGGGAAGTCTAACTATAGGCAGGATATAGCTACTGAGAATGACTATAAGGGTAACCGTAAGGACGCTAAACGACCTGTTCATTACAAAGCTCTTAGAGAATATCTCATGAATAAATGGTGCTTTGAGTTAATTGATGGGCAGGAAGCAGACGATGCTATAGGTATTGCCGCTTATGCTTTACCTGAAAACCAAAGCTGCATTATGTCTATTGACAAAGACTTAGATATGATTAGAGGGTGGCATTACAATTTTGTAAAGCAAGACCTTTATCATGTCAAAGAAGAAGAAGCTATAAAAAACTTTTACATGCAGATACTGACTGGTGATCGTGTTGATAATATTCCTGGACTTAGAGGTATTGGACCTAAGAAAGCAGAGAAGATACTTAAAGATTGTGTAGGTGAACAACAGCTTTTTGAAACCGTGTTAGAAAAGTATGAAGGAGATATTGATAAACTAACTGAACGTGGAAGGTTGTTATGGATAAGAAGACAAGAGAATCAATTATGGAAACCGCCAAACATTTCACAATAGGTTATGTCCAATGGGTTGATGCTGTGTCTGATAGTGGTTGGGAAACAGAAGTAAAAGTAGATGTACATCCTTGTCTTAGTATAGGGTTTATTGTTGACGAGACAGAAGATGCTATTTGCCTTGCGGCTGTTATCTCTCATGATCAGTCTAACTCCAGGATACACATACCAAAACAATGGATTAAGAGTATTAAAAAAGTAAGACTAGATAAGTTTTTAGATTTAAGGAGAAAACCATCAAAACCCAAAGTGCAAAAGCCAAAGGCAGAAAGTTACAACAGTGGTTCAGAGATCAACTTATTGAACAATTCTCGTTTTCCAGGGCCGATGTAAGATCAACTAGCATGGGTGCTGGAGGTGAGGACATACTGTTCTCTCAAGAAGTAGGGGATCAGTTAGGTATATCTGTAGAGTGTAAGTCCAGAGAGTCGATGGCTGTTTATGCTTTCTATTCTCAAGCTGCTGACAACTGTCCTGAGGGTAGACAACCGACAGTCATTGTCAAACAGAATCACTCTAAGCCTCTGGCAGTCATCGACGCTGAGTATTTCATACACTTGCTAAAGGAACAACATGACTACATATAGACTAAGGTATATTAAGAACGGTAAGATTTTTACTAAAGAATTTAATACCGCTCCTGTTACTAAAAAAGACGAAGCTCGTTATGAGAAAATTTCTTTAGGGATTAAAGATGCTTATGACAAAGGACTAGTTAAATGAGACACTTGATAATTCCTGACACGCAATGTAAACCGGGAAACCCTTATAATCATTTAGAGTGGGCCGGGAAATATGCTGTCAAGACTAAGCCTGATGTCATTGTTCATTTAGGAGATCATTGGGATATGCCAAGCCTGAGTGTTTATGACGTAGGTAAAAAGTCTTTTGAAGGTAGAACTTACAATGATGACATTCAAGCAGGTAATAAGGCTATGGATGCTTTAATGAAACCTATCATTGAAGAACAGAAAAGACAGAGAGAAAACAAAAAGAGAGTATGGAAACCCAAGAAGATATTTCTTATTGGTAATCACGAGCAACGTATCGAGAGAGCTATCGAGTCTGATAGAAAACTAGAAGGGTTGATTGGTTACAGTGATTTTAATCTAAAGAAATACAACTGGGAGGTCCATGATTTTCTTTCTGTTCCTGTCATTAACGGTATCGCATACAGCCATTACTTTACGTCTGGTGTGATGGGTAGACCTGTTAGTAATCCTGGTTTACTCTTGCAAAAGAAACACATGAGTTGTATCATGGGACACGTACAAGACAGAGCTATCTCTTTCAGTAAGAAAGCAGATGGTAAGGGTATCACTGGTATCTTTGCTGGTATCTACTATCAACATGACGAAGACTATCTAACTCCTCAGACTAATGGTAGCTGGTCTGGGATCTGGATGCTTAATGAAGTTAACAATGGCAGCTTTGATGAGATGCCTGTGTCAATCAATTACTTGAGGAAACAATATGGAAGTCAATGAAATACTATCTCAAAGAGAACAACAATACGGACAATACAATATCGTGAGTGATATATCTCAAAACATAAAAGCAATAATCAAAGACTCTCCTAATTATAAGGTTATGCCTACTTATATGAAAGAAAGTCTGGACATGATTGCTAATAAAATGGCTAGGATACTCAATGGTAATTACTACCTTAGAGATTCATGGAATGACATTTCTGGTTATAGCGGCTTAGTCGTTATGGCTATGGAAGATTCCGAAAGAGATAAATATGAACTTAACGATTAATGAATTAAAAGAAAAGTTAATGCAGTTTGATGAAATAGATATTTTAGAGTTACTTGATTTGACTTCGGAAGATATACTTGATCGTTTTGAAGATGTTGTTGAAGATAAATATGAAATGTTACGAAAGGAAATTTAGTGGATTTTTACCAAGAATATATTGCTAAGAGCAGGTACTGTAGGTTTGTGCAGGACGAAGGACGTAGAGAGAACTGGTTTGAGACAGTCGATAGATATATGGACTTCATGAAGAACCATCTGGAGACTAAGCATAACCATGTGATCCCGATGGAGACAGACTCAGAGTTGCGTGAAGCTATCAAGAACCTAGAGGTTGTACCTTCTATGCGTTCTATCATGTCAGCAGGTAAGGCTCTGGACAGGGACAACACAGCAGGATACAACTGTAGTTATCTACCTGTTGATGACCCTAAAGCATTCGATGAGGCTATGTATATCCTACTGTGTGGCACTGGTGTAGGTTTCAGTGTTGAGCATAAGTATGTTGA